GATTACAACATAAGTGTTGGCGGAGATGTAAAAGTCATAACACAAAGGAGTAAGTAATGTGTGCTGAGTGTGGATGCTATGGTGCTGTTGAACCTTACGGCGTAGGCGGTAGGGAAGTAAGCAGTAAACCAACAGAAGCAAGTTTAAACAAGGTCACAGTTCAACCCGGTATGTATCACAAAAACAACATGGAAATGGAGAACGAATAATGCCAATGTATGAGAAAAAAGTAAAGATTACTGGCTCAGCAACATCAAAGCCAGCAGCAAAGAAGCCAACAATGCCTACTAAGCCATCTGCAAACATGATTAAGATGAACAAGTCAGCAGCAACAGGCAAGCCAAAGGCAAAGTTAAAGCCAAAGTCTAAAATGAGGATGATGTAATAAGCATGCCAGCCAAGAAAGACCCACGACTATCAAGAGCAGGCGTAGCAGGCTTTAACAAGCCTAAGCGTACTCCAAGTCATCCGACTAAATCTCATGTTGTGGTGGCTAAAGAAGGTTCACAAGTAAAAACAATTCGTTTTGGACAGCAAGGCGTGACTGGTGATAGACAACCATCTGCACGCCAAGCATCCTTCAAGGCTCGTCACGCTAAGAACATTGCCAAAGGCAAGATGTCGGCAGCGTACTGGGCAGACAAGGTGAAGTGGTGAAAAAGAAAGCATTTTGGAATACAAAAAATCCTAACAAGAAATCTACTCCATTGACTCCTGCACAAAAGGCTAAAGCAAAGGCAGCAGCAAAGAAGGCTGGTCGCCCTTATCCAAACCTTGTTGATAATGCAGCAGCAAAAAGAAAGGCTAAGTAATGGCAACTGGTATCGCAGGCAGCACGCTCACAGGTGAACTTAATCGCCTTGCAGGTATTACTAGCCTTACATCTTTTAAAGCCCCACAGGGTGCAGCCAATACCTATGCTGGTACAACAGGTTTAGGTCTTATTGCTGCCCTTAATTACAAGGCTAGTTCATCCCGACAACCAAAAGACTATAAAGGTTTAAACGCAATTTGTAATGAACTTGCTAGTACAACCGGAAAATCTGCGGTAGATGCATTGAGGTCTATTAACCTATGAGTACACTTAACCAATTAACTGAGCGTATTGATACGCTGTTGCATGGCTATACGGTTAACTCCGAAGCCAGTACATGGCTAACAACTAGCGCAACAACTTCTACAACTTCTCTTACTGTTTTTGATACATCAGTAATTGGTCGTGGCTTCATACAAATCAATGATGAAATGGTGTATGTAAACACCGTTAACCCAGCATCAAGCACATTAACTCTTGCCCCTTGGGGTAGAGGACAGCGTGGTACTACCGCTGCTGCTCATGCTGCTAATGATAGAGTTACAGTTTCACCATTATTTCCACGCAATGAAATTAAACGGGCAATCAACGACACTATCAATGCCGTCTATCCTGCTATCTTTGCAACTGGACAAACAGAGTTTAATTATGTTGCTGCTAAAACAACTTATGATTTACCTGATGATGCAGAAAACATTTTAAACATTACACACTCTGTTGTTGGTCCGAGCAATGAGTGGCTTCCAGTTCGTGCATGGCAATTAGACAGACTTGCAAACCCAACAACATTTGGCACAGGCGGTAACTTAGGAAAAAGTATCAGCGTTTACTCTCCTATTGTTCCGGGGCGTAAAGTCAATGTTGTTTATTCAAAGCGCCCAACTTTATTGTCGGCAGCAACAGATGAGTTCTCAACAGTTACTGGCTTGCCGTCATACGCTGAGGATGTAATCCTTTATGGCGCAGCCTTTAGGATGATTTCCTTTCTTGACCCATCTCGCCTTGGTCCGCAACACGCAGCAGCAGACTTGCTTGACTCACAACAAACTGCTCGTTCAGGCGAAACCGCAGCACGCTTCCTGTTTGGTGTTTACCAACAGCGTTTAAACGAGTGTGCGGAAAACCAACGCAGACAATTCCCAGTCCGCAGTCACTATCAAAGGTAGGTAAATAAATGGCAGCAGGAGATGCAGGCTCACCAAAACGGTACTATTCAGCAACAGCAGTAGAAACAACAATTACTGCTGCTATTCCTTCGGCATCACAAGGAGATACTTACACATCTTTTGTTGTCGCATCAACAAGCGGTTTTGCTGCAAGTTTCCCTTACACACTTCTTGTTGACCCTGATACAAACAAAGAGGAAGTAGTCACAGTCACCGCTGGTACTGGCACAACTCTACAAGTTGTTCGTGGTCAAGATAATACACAGGCAGTAGCCCACTCAGCAGGCGCAACAGTTCGCCATGCAGTATCTGCCCGCGAGTTCCGTGAATTACAAACCCACATTGCAGCCCGTGGTTATGATGCCGACTCAGGCATTATGACTAACATTGAAACACATGTTCACGGTCTTGGTACAGGTGATGGTTCAGTAGTAGGTACTACAAAGGCTCAAACCCTTAGCAATAAGACATTAAGCACGACTAACAATACATTTACTGGTGTTGCTACTCTTGCTGGTTCTGAAACACTTACCAATAAACTTTTAACAAGCCCAACCGTTGATGGTGATGGCATCTACTTTGAAGGCTCAACTGCTGATGGTAATGAAACAAGACTTACCGTAGTTGACCCAACCGCTGACCGTACCATCACGCTTCCAAATGTAACTGGTACTGTTGCAATTCTTGATGCTTCACAAACTATTTCCAATAAAACTCTTTCAAGCAATACATTAGGTTCTGACCTTGCTGCTGGTGGATTTACTGTATCGGGTCTTGCTACACCATCTGCTAACTCAGATGCTGCTACTAAGGCTTATGTAGATACTCAGGTTGCTAACCTTGTTGACTCAGCACCGGGAACTCTTGATACCCTTAATGAACTTGCTGCTGCTTTAGGTGATGACCCTAATTATGCAACAACCATTACTAACGCTTTAGCAGCAAAACTATCACTAAGTGGTGGCACTATGACTGGTGCTATTGCAATGGGTACAAACAAGATTACTGGTCTTGGTACACCAACTGCTGGTACTGATGCTGCTACAAAAGATTACATTGATACCATGGCAACATCTGCTGGGGCATCTGCTACCGCTGCTGCTGCTAGCGCTGCTGCTGCTGCGACATCAGCAACATCAGCAGCCACATCAGCATCAAGTGCTGCTGCTTCATACAATTCAGTAATTGGTTTAACTGGCGCAGGTATTGTCCGCGACATGGGCAGCATTACTGAAACAGATACTACTTCTACTACCTACATTAACATTGCAACGGTTGCTGCTGCTGCTGCAACAAGCGCATCATCAGCATCTGCAAGCCAAAGCGCTGCTGCTACATCAGCAACTAGCGCTGCAACAAGTGCTACAAGCGCTGCTGCTAGCGCAACCGCTGCTGCTACAAGCGCTACAAGCGCAGCAGCATCTGCTACCGCAGCAGCCACATCAGCATCAAGCGCACAAGCATCATCTAGTGCTGCTGCAACAAGTGCTACAAGTGCAGCCACAAGTGCCACTAGCGCTGCTGCATCAGCATCCGCTGCTGCTACATCTGAAACTAATGCTTCTGCTAGTGCAAGTCTTGCAAATAATTGGGCTACATTAACTACTGGTCCTGTTGCTGGTGGAGAATACTCTGCTAAGTATCATGCACAGGCTGCTGCTACTAGCGCTACATCTGCTGCAACTTCTGCAACTTCTGCTGCTACAAGCGCTACAAGTGCTGCTGCATCAGCCACGGCTGCTGCAACTTCTGCATCATCTGCTGCTGCTAGTGAAAGTGCTGCTGCTACAAGTGCAGCCAGCGCTGCTGCAAGTGCAGCATTACTTGGTAGTGCGGTTCTTGGAACTATTGCAGATGCAAAGGGTGACTTACTGGTTGCTAGCGCTGCTGATACTTTTGCAAGATTAGCAGTAGGTACTGACGGTTACATTTTAACCGCATCATCTACCGCTACAAATGGTGTTACTTGGGCTTCTGCCCCAATAAGCCTGCCAAGTCAGTCAGGTAATGGTGGCAAGTATTTAACAACAGATGGCAGCACAGCATCATGGGCTGCTATAACAACAGACCCGCTACCAAGCGTGTTCTTACTGATGGGGGCATAAAACATGGCAGCATTTGCAATGCAACTTCGTAGAGGCACTACAAGTGAACACTCTACATTTACAGGTTTGGTTGGAGAAGTTACAATAGACACAACCAAAGATACAATAGTGGTACATGACGGCACAACAGTCGGCGGAATACCATTAGCAAAAGCATCCGAAATCACTTCTGATGGCGGATTAAATCCATTTCTACTTATGGGGGCATAACCTATGGCATACAAAGTATTGGGTCGTAAAGCATCTGCTGCTACTACCCTAGAGGAACTGTACGCAGTTCCAGCATCATCTAGTGCTGTTGTTTCAAGCATTGTAGTTTGCAATCGCTCAGCATCAACACGCACTTACCGCATTGCTGTAAAACCAACAAGCGGTACTTCTATTGCAGACGAACATTACATTGCTTATGATGTAACAATCGCTGCTAACGACTCAGCAGCATTAACACTTGGTATTACTCTTGCTGCTTCAAATGTAATTCATGTGTACGCATCTGCTTCATCATCTCTTACATTTACTGCATTTGGTTCAGAACAATCCGCTTAAACTAACGCGAGGAATTTAACTATTATGGCTGTATCAAAACTAAGTCTTTCTACTATAAATCAAGGTCTTTCTAAAGAAAGCGATTTAGATAGTTCTCCTATGATTGCAGCCGACATTTTAGTTATTGCTGGTGGCGGTGGTGGTGGATGGACTAACGGAAATGGTTTCCATGGTGGTGGTGGTGCTGGTGGATTGATGTATTTTTCAAATGCTCATTTAATTAGACAGTCATACACAGTAACAGTTGGCAACGGTGGGGCTGTTAACACCAACGGTGGCAACTCTCAGTTTGGTTCATTTACGGCATCTATTGGCGGTGGTTATGGTTCTTATTACACTACTGTTGGTGGTGCTACTGGTGCGCCACATACTGGCGGTAGCGGTGGTGGTGGCGGTGAAGCAAGCAGGTACACCTTTGGTGGTAAAGGATTAAATGGTCAGGGAAACAACGGTGGAACTGGTCAAGGTAACTCAGAATACGGCGGTGGTGGTGGCGGTGGTGCTGCTGCTGCTGGTAATAATGCTACATCATCAGGTGGTGGTGCAGGTGGTGCAGGAAGTTCTGATTATTCATCATGGGGTTCTGCAACAACATCAGGTCAAAATGTAAGTGGAACTTACTATTTTGCTGGCGGTGGCGGTGGAACATCTGATACATCAACCCCCGGTGCTGGTGGTAATGGTGGTGGTGGTACTGGCGCTGACTACAACACAACCGCTGGTGGTAATGGAACAGCCAATACGGGCGGTGGCGGTGGTGCTGGTGGTGGAAATAAATCTGCTGGAACTGGTGGGTCAGGTATAATTTTATTAAGATTTTCAGGCTCATTTACCGCACAAGCAACTACTGGTTCTCCAAGTCGTGTTGAGTTAAGCGGTTATACTTATTACAAATTTACAGGTGATGGGAGTATTACTATCTAATGGCTACACGATTTTTTTCTCTTGCAAGTATTAAACGAAATTATCGCAATTACAATTTTAATACAACAAAATTAACTGTTGATTATACAATCGTTGCTGGGGGTGGTGGCTCTCATAGAGGCGGTGGTGGTGCAGGCGGTGTTAAGTCCAGCCAAGGTTGGACAGGTGGCAGAACGCAAGGAAGCAATTTAGAAACACCATTTACTTTTACTATTGGAACAACTTATACAATTACTGTTGGTGCGGGTGGTTCTTTTGGAAATGACAGTAATGACCCAACTCAGGGTAGCACTTCATCTGTAAATGGAAGTGGAATAACAACCGTTAATACTACTGGTGGGGGTCGTGGCGGAAGGTACTCTAATGCAACTGGCGGTAACGGTGGTTCCGGTGGCGGTGGGGAGTCGGGAACAACTGCTGGTGGTGCAGGAAGTGGTACTACTGGTGAAGGTTTTAATGGCGGTTCTTGTGCATCAACTAGCACAGGTTCAGCAGGCGGTGGTGGTGCTTCTGCCGTTGGCGGTAATGGTGGCACTACATCAGGTAGTGGTGGAAATGGTATTTACAATGATTTAACTGCCGTTACTTTTGCTGGTGAAAATTCAAGTGGAAACTATTACATTGCTGGTGGCGGGGCTGGTGGCAACCACTTTGGTTCAGGCGTAGGAAGTGGTGGACTTGGCGGTGGCGGAAAACCGGGTCATTATGACTCGTATGACCCAAGTGCTGCTGGACAAAAAGGTGCTGCAAATACTGGTGGCGGGGCTGGTGGTGGTTCGGGTAGAACTGGCATTGCGGGAAGTGATGGTGCAAATGGTGGTTCAGGTGTTGTTATTTTAAGAGCGCCACGACCAGCGGTAGCAACTACTGGTTCCCCAAGTGTGTATAAATCAGGTGTTTATACATACTATAAATTTAACGGTGACGGCACTATTACTTTCTAAGGAGAAAAATGGCACACTTTGCAAAATTAAATGAAAATAATGAAGTTATTGCAGTTCATGTAGTTAATAATGATGTCCTTATACTTAACGGTTCTGAGTCAGAACAAGTAGGAATTGATTTTTTAACCAACCTACATAATCACAATTTATGGAAACAAACTTCATACAATGAAAGTTTCCGTAAAAATTATGCTGGTATAGGTTATACTTATGATTTAGTTCGTGATGCTTTTATTGCACCAAAACCATTTGCATCATGGATACTTAATGAAACAACCTGCAAATGGGAAGCACCCGTTGCTGCGCCAATAAATGGAAAACGCTACAACTGGGATGAAGCAACTACATCTTGGGTTGAAGCGGAATAATTGATTGATTGTTTAAACTGTGGCAAGGAATTTTCTCCTGTTGCCACTAGATGGCTATGCCCTTTTTGTAAGACCAAAGCAAACTGCTGCGAAGGCGAACCCCAGTAAAGGAAGTGTTTAAATGGCAATAACAAGCCGTGCGCCCCACATTACCGAACGCCCACAGATTGACCTGTCGGGTTCCGTATCTCAATACTATGAAATCACAGGTAATGCTTTTGATGTGGCTATTGCTGGCTTGCCTTTTATTCTTGGCGTAACTGACTCTACACCTTACCGCCGACAGACCGCAGAATTTCGTACTCAGCGCGTTGACCAAGAGCGTGACCCCGGCGAGCAGTCACTTGCTGGTTCGGGTTATTGGATTAGGTCGCAATCATCCTTGCATTTAGGTCAAGGTATTAACTATCAGGAACCACTTGAAGGCGACCCTGACCAAACCAAGTTCCGTTACAAGACTGGTGAAGGTATTGACCCTTGGACTACTGGACAAATTAAATTATTAAAGAAAACCACGCTTACAGAAGCAGCAACTGGCAAATCTTATGTTTTTTCTACAACTGTTAATGGCGCAGACTTTCTTATTAAAGTTGCAGAGTCAGCATCTGCCACATCTCGCGTATTAAGAACTTCTACTACTGGTACTGAAACAACGCTTGTT